CGCGCTGCGTTCTCATTCCGACCTCGACAGCCACTACTTCTCTCGCCGCGCTCGGCTACTTGACCACCGATCCTGAATACATCGAAGCGCAGTTGTACGCTTCGCAGACTCCGCAGGCGCAATATCTGTGGATGGGATGCCAAGACCCGACCGCCATCCAGGCGATCACCGTCGATTCCGCTGCGGCTGGCACCGGGTACGCGCTGAATGACACCTTTCTGATTTCCTCCTCGAACGCATCCTATGGATACGGCAACGTCACTGGCATCAGCGGCGGCGGCGTGGTCACGTCTGTAGCGTCCATTCCCGGCCAGCAGGGAACCGGATACGCGATTTCAGCCGCACTCTCGACCACCGCTCAGGGTACAAGCGTTGGAACCGCCCTCAAGGTCAACGTGACGGCCATTGGTGAGACTCCGCTTCAGGCTGTGACCGCTTGCCGTGTTGCTCAGCCCGCGTGGTACCTGGTCAACTGCACCACGGCAACCGACTCTGACAATGTGGCGATTGCGGCCTATGCGCAGAGTACACAGCCTGCCATGCAATTGTTCTACAGCACGCAGAGCGCATCTGCTCTTGCTGGTTCGGTGGGCAACGTGTTCTCGCTCATCAAGGCGGCAAATTACAGCCGCGCCCACGGCTGCTACTCCACCCCGCAGGGCGGTCTATTCCCGAACAACGCCTACATCTCTGGCGCTTTGATGGGGAAGGCGATGGGCCTGAATACCGGACTCGCCAACAGTAATTTTTCTCTCGCCGCCAAGACGCTGGTCGGATGCACAACCGAACCGCTTTCGCAAGCGCAGATCAACGTGTTTGCTGGTACGCCGGGACTCGGCTTCGGAAACAACGGCAACAGCTACAATAACTACGCCAACAGTTACGATTTCTACTATCAGGGGGTGAACGGAAACGGCCTCAGCTTTACTACCGTTCTCGGCCTCGATATGCTGGCCGCAGACGCGCAGATTTCGATTCTAAATGTACTCCAATCGCTTCCCTCGATTCCGCAGGATGATTCCGGCCAGGCTCTCGTATTGAATGCGGTGCGGGGCGCTTGCAGCCGTTCAGCTAATCGCGGATTCATCGCCGGGGGCGTGTGGAACGGTCCTGCTATCCCGCTGCTTCCCACTGGTGGCTTGACGGTTGGAACGGCACTGGCAACCGGATATTGGGTTGGGTCGTCTTCATTCTCGACGCAATCCATCGCAGACCGAGCGCTGTTCAAGGGAATGCCCGTTTATGTCGCCGTCATTCTGGCCGGCACACAACAGAGCTTTATCATCGGAGTTTCGGTCCAGCAGTAAGAGGAGATCGCAATGGCAAACGGAACCACCACATATTCGTTCAAGGACTTGACGGGGGCGATTGCCTCTCCACTTGCAGGGCCGTTTATTCTTGCAGGCGGTAACCTCGGTGTGGGAAAGATCACCGTGGAGATGACGCATGAATGGACCGAACAGGACAATTCTTCGGATGCGGCAGTCATGGTGTCAGTAAGTCCAGGGTTCAATGGCATGGTCAAGATTTCCTGCCAGCAGACCTCGGCGCTCAACGCCTACCTGAAGTATGCGCAGAATCTTCACCAGACAGCGGTAGCGAATGGGGACGCAAGCAACTGGGCGGCGATGGCCCTTGACCTCCAGAATCCCGTCACGGACGATCAGAACATCTGCACCGGCGTATCGTTCTCGAAGAAGCCTCCGCAGCCTTACGGCGGCAAGGGCGAGTACATTGAATGGAATCTTCCCGCAGCCAACATTGCTAACCAGTAAGCGGAGCGCACATGCCTTTCGATCACAAAGATACGACCATCGGCGATCATCAGTACCGTATAGGGATGCTAGAGGCATCCGATGGAAGCTGGATTTTCTCGACATTCGTCAAGCGGTATCGCGCCTTTCAGGAATCGCAACCCGCACCTCTTCAGGTAGTGGTCCCCGATCTCGGCGTAAAGGTTCCTGACGTTCCTCCTGAAGTCGGTTTTGCAATGACCGCCGCTTTCCTCACTGAGCAGCTTTCGCGCACCGAACTTGCTGAAGTGATGGCGCTTTGCCTGGGCGTTTGCGGTCGCTATGACTCTCGCCTGGGTACGCCGATTGCCAAGCCGATCATGTTCGCGGACGGGCGTTACGCTATTCCCGATCTTGAGTTTGATGCTCCTACCGCTCTCGAACTCACGAAGCAGTGCATCGCCTTCAACATCGCCCCTTTTTTTCCCGCAGCCGGGTCGAACGCGAACCAGACTCCGGCGGTGGATTCGAGCCAACCGAGTATCCAAGCCTAGACCCGTTTCTATGGCGTCCAGTGAGCGCAGGAATTTGGAAGCATCGGGATGTAGTTGAGGGCATTTTCACATTCCGCGATCTTTGCGATGCGCATGAGTTTTTAGACGTTCGGGATAAGAACGATGCCGACTTCCGAGCTTGGCGGGCGGCTCAGGAGGCGAAATAGATGGCTCAATCCGATGTAATCAAAAGCTATCTTATACGCCTTGGACCGGACATAGATCAGCCCGAATTCGCTAAGTTCGCTAGTGTTCTCGCTGGCACAGAAAAGACGGTAGCTTCTACCGTTGGCGGCATAGCGGGAAGTTTCCTTACATTCCAGGTAGCAGCAACCACCGCTTTCGCAACGGTAGGTTTTGGCATTGTCGCGTACATTGACAAGCTCGGACAAGCTGACCTCAAGACCAGGCTACTCGCCACCCAAAACATGATGGGCGTGCAGCAGTATCGCGCCGTTACCACAGCGCTCGATACGCTCGGAGTGACGCTCAACGATGTGTTCTTTGGCACGAAAGAGCTTCAGGAGCGTTTTCACACGCTCATTGACGATCAGAAGCAATTGGCGCTGATGCTCGGGCCAAACTACGAAGATCAGATGCGCCAGATTCGGGATGTGACCTTTCAACTTCAGCGTCTCGAAGTAAAGGCACAGTATTTCGGCATGAAGTTTGCGTCTGACCTACTCGAAAAGTTAGGTTTCGGAAATGGTGGAATTGCCAAACAGCTTGAGCGATTAAACGATTTCGTTCTTGCCAACATGCCGCGTTGGTCTGACGAGATTACAAATGATCTCGTACCAGCATTAAATCAGATGTGGGATATTCTCAAGAAAACTGGCAATCTGTTTGTTGATCTTTCCGTTGACTTCGATGATTTCGTAGGTACACTTTCTGGGGATGATTCCATTGACCGCAAGACCGCATCTTTCGAGAGCTTCGCAAAATCTGTAGAGCACGTTGTGTTCTGGATTGGCGAGGCTCTCAAGTTGATGGTCGGTTTAGAACAGGTTGGCGTTCACAGCATAGCCTCGATATGGGATTTAGGTAAGTTCATTATGCCGGGGGTGAGCAACAAAGACGCCATACAGGGATTGAAAGATTCTGCCGATGAGGCTGTTAAAGCAGCACACGGATTCGAGAATATCGGGGCAGCCGTACTTCCTGGTGAATGGGGCGGAGATAAATTTGAAGCGCCGAACGCACAGATGAACCGATTTGTACAGGGACAAGGATATGATTTCCAGAAACTCGTGCGTGGAATTGCGCAAGTAGAATCTGGAGGACAACAGTACGACCGCAATGGAAATGTGAAGATTGGTCCCGACAATCCCAGTGGCGAACGTGCCGTGGGAATGATGCAGTTGCTTCCCTCGACGGCACGGCGCTTAGGTGTGAATCCCTACGACCCATCGCAGAATCTTGAAGGTGGTTCGCGTTACCTTGCCCAACTGCTACAGCGGCATCAGGGTAATGTGGAAGCTGCGCTGGCTGATTACGGTGGTGCGAAGAGTCAATACTCGCCACAAGGGCAAGACTATATCCGCAAGGTAGAATCGGCGGCAGGTATCCAGGTCGGTTCGATCATCGTAAACGTTCCATCCTCTGCCATGACACCAAACCAGACGGCCCAGGCGGTAAAGCAGGGAGTAGACGATGGATTGACTGCACACACACGGCGGCTCATTCTAGCACATAGCGGGGCTTACCAATAGCATGGGCGGAATCACCCTACCTTCGGCGAGTGCAGCGGTCATATCGGGCGCTGGGCGCATTGTTGTCTATGCACAGTCGGCAGCAGGAGCGGCGGCGCAATCGAAACGGAACAGTTCTATTGCGGGCGCTGTATCGGGTCTTGACGTGCAGTTCAGACCGCCTCAGTGGTCACAGCCTGCCCTCACTATGATTACGGTTCCCGCAGCCTATGCTGGGGCCATAGCGGTCGCTGGTGGAGGGTCTAGCGCTTCTGTTTCATCGCTCACGAACACCGGCCAGAAAGCAGCAGACGGTACGCCGCTCTATTCGATGAACGTGAACGGCACGAATCCGATGCAATCGCAGCCGAACGCCGCTCCGCAGATGCTGGTATTCGATGCGGTAATGCGAGCTTCGCACTCGCAGCAGGCGCGGCCCACGATGCACCCGATTCAGGACAATGCCAACTTCACGGATCATATAGTTTTGGACCCGGCGCATCTTTCGCTCGATATTCTGATGACTGATGTTCTGCCAGCTTACGCATCAGGGCAATGGGTGGGAAATTCTTCCAAGTCGATTGCGTGTTTCAATACGCTCTGCGCTCTGCGAGATGCGCGTGTTCCGCTTCAGGTAACGACTCGACTGAAGACCTACCAGAACATGTTCATCCTCAACGTGCTTCCTGACGATACGGTGCGCACTCGGTATGGACTTCGGGCAACAGTAGAGTTTCAGCAGATCAACCTTTTCAGCGTAGCGACCTCGGTTACCAGCGCCCGCTCACAAACAACTGATTACACATCTATCGGCCAGACGGGTACAAGCGCAGTTCCGACTGGCGTCACAGCGCAGAATTCTGACGCGGGACACACAAGCACCGCCGCGATTCAGCAGCAGACGGGGACCATGATCGGTTCAGGGAATTGGTCAGATAACAGCTTCAATCAAACACTTTCGTATCTGCGTTCAATTGGAAAGGTCAGCTAATGGCGCAGATCATCCCACTCACGACCGCACCAAATCAGACGCTCAATGTGGCGCTGAATATCGATGGGGCTGTTGTGCGCTTGACGCTGTTCATCACTTTCAGTGAAATGGCACAATATTGGCTGATGAGCATTTATAACTCTTCTGGAACTTTGCTCTTGTCGAGTATTCCGCTCATCACCGGGAGCTGGCCCGCCGCGAATCTGCTTTGTCAGCAGGGGTATATGGGCATCGGAAGCTGGTACGTTATCAACTTGGGGCAGGTTCCTGACGATTATCCGAATGCCAGCGAACTCGGTTCAAACTTCCTCTTGCTCGTGGACGATACCGCATGAGCAATCAATCTCAGAACGTCTCGCAGATCGCCAACTTTGGGCAGGCATGGAAGCTGGTCGTAACCACGCCGCCCGATGCAACTGGGGGATCGCAGACGTATACGCTTTCCGAGATGGCGTGGACTCCTGAAACGATGAAGATTGCGTTTGAGGTAAACATTCTCGGCTATTCCTCTCATGCGACGTTCTGGACTGCCAAGATTGAACTCTATAATTTGAGCGCGGATCAGGCACAAAAGTTCATCTATGGACAAGGTTCCACGATTGAACTGAGTGCTGGTTACCAGGCTGGGCCATTTGGCGTGATCTTCGCCGGTACCGTCTACCAGACCATGTATGAGCGTCCTGAAGTGATCGATTCAAAGGTTACGCTGATGTGCTACACCGGCCTTGAAGAAACTATTGGGAACTTTGCGCAGTTTCGGGGCAATGCCAACATGACGCAATCGGCGCTGGTGGCGAAGATGTGCGCGGGTGCCCATGTGCCTATTCCCATCGACCCCGGATCACAGGACGCATTGCAGGCGCTTCCGCAAACTCAGCTTCCCCGCGCCCGTCCGTTCTTCGGCGACCCTCACAAATTCATTGACGATGTGGCGGCGGCAAACAATCTGCAATCGTGGTACGGATCGAACGGCGTTGCTATCAGCACGATGGCTGATCCTGGCGCGGTGACCACGATAACCTACACGCCAACAACGGACATTCTTGGGGTGCCACAGCAAACGCAGGACGGTGTGAATCTAGTGGTGACGCTTGACCCGCGACTGCGCGTTAGCGTTCCGCCCATGCAGATCAACATCTCCAGTTCAATCATTCGGCAACTTCAATTCACTCCGCCAGGGTATCGTCCGATTCTTGACCCTAACGGTAACTATCTGGTCAATGGATTGCAATATCGCGGCGACAGTCGGGGCAATCAGTGGGAGACTGAGATTACGGCCTTTACGAGTGTTGGCGGACGCGCAGCCTACATCTACGATGCCACGAATCCAAACGGACCATCACTGGACAGGAGAGCGCCTTATGGGAACAACTAACGTTGGCCTCGTTCCAATCCAGCACCGGCTTTCTGTTGAATCCGCGCCCATCACTCAGGCTCTCCATCAGTTCGAGTGCGACTTGCGCGTGTCGATTCCGGCTATTGTGGTTTCCTTCGATGCGGTTCGGCAGGTCGTATCAGTTCAGCCGGCCATCAAAGAGCAGATTCGCGTGAAGGCTGTTCCAACGCAAGTGACGCTGCCGATTCTTGACGATGTTCCGATTGTGCTTCCGATGGGCGGCGGTTTCTCGCTCACGTTCCCGATCAAACCAGGAGACGAGTGCGACCTCGTATTCTCCGACATGGCCTTCGATATGTGGTGGCAGTCGGGCGGGGTGCAGAAGCAGCCAGATGGCAAGCTCTACCGGCACGACATCGGAGACGCCAAGGCCCATTTCGGGCTGCGCAACCAAACCCGCGTACTCGCCAACTACTCCACTACAAGCGCCCAGTTGCGTTCTGATGATGGAACGGTCATCGTGGACGTAGCAGAGGCGGGAGTGACGGTCACAGCCCCGGCAACTAAGGTTTTAGCGAGTGGGGGAACGGCACTTCCACTGATGAGCAAGAATTTCCTTGACTATTGGAATGCGAGCATTCTTCCATTTCTACAATCAGAAGGGTACGCTGGTCCACTTCCACCGAGCGATGCCGTAACATCGATATTAGAGGCCCAGTAGAATGAGTACAACGCCTACGATCCTTGTACAACAGAACGACGCTAACAACGATCCCATCGAGGGACCGAATGGGCCTGTGTTCATTGCTGATCTCGACGCCGTTGCTCAAATCATTTATACAACCTTGCGCCTTTTATTGTCAGAATGGTGGGAGAACTTGACTATTGGCTTCCCGCTATTCCAATCACTCATCGGCGCATCAGGTTCTCCGACCGATCAGGCTGGCGTCATGCTCATCATCCAGCAGACTATTCTTTCATGCCCGTATGTGCTGCAAATCGTGGATTTTAGCTTTGAATTCAACAGCGCAACGATGGCCAGCACGTTCAGCGCAGTTGTCAGTTCCGCGTTTGGTAATATTGTGATAACGAATGCGCCCGGTTCGAGCGCCCAGGTGAATGCATGAGCTATACGGCACCGTACATATCTCCGACTGCCGGACAAGTCATTCCAAGCTACGCTGATACCCTCTCTGACCTCATCAGCAACTATCAGGCAATTTACCCGCAAGTTGTTTATATTGGTACAGATACAGCGAAGTACCAAGAACTTTCGATATTCGCACTGAAAATTTACGACACGAATCTTGGAAGTCAACTTGCCTACAATGCGCGTTCGCCAATCACCGCAGTTGGTGCAGACCTTGATAGCATTGTGAAGATGAACGGGTTGGCGCGGTTGGCTGCTTCGTACTCAACTGCTCCGGTAACGATCACTGGCGTCTATGGAACGGTCATTACGAATGGAACCGTTACGGATACACAGGGGTACATCTGGGATTTGGCATCACCGATCACCATCCCGAGCGGTGGAAGTGTGATAGTCGGGGCAACTTGCGAGACAGCCGGCGCAATCCAGGCGCAAGCGGGAAGCATCAACACAATATCCAGTGGCACTACGGCGGGGTGGGTAAGCGCGTCCAATCCCTCAGCGGCAAGCGTTGGCCTACCAACAGAG